ACGAGCCCGAAGTCCTGCTGCGGGGCGCCGGAGTCGCTTATGCCGAAAATCTCGCCTTCCATGAAATCTCCTCACTACGCGGGGCTGAACGTGACGGTCGGGTTGGCCTGCCACACGCAGGAGGCCGACCATCCTCCGGTGTACGGGTTGTAGGTGACGTGGGTGCCGGGGGAGTGGTTCCGCGAGCCGACGACGTCCTTCAGCGCCGCGGCGCCGAACCCCGTCGCGAAGAGGACGGTGGACACGCGCTCCGACTTGATGATGCCGGCGAGCGTGTTGCCCTGGCCCATGACGGGGGAGAACTGCGTCTGGTTCTGAATCCAGTAGACCGACGCGACGACCTTGCTCATGCCCGCCGTGAGCGGGATGGAGCACGTCGCGACGGCGGAGCCCTCGACCTTCCCGTACCGGTTGAGGTGCATCGAGAAGCTGAAGTGCATCGACGGGACGACGCCGTCCCCCACGGTCGCCCAGCCGGAGACGGCGGAGCCGAGCTGCTGCACGAGCGACGAGACCGAGTTCGGGTCGTAGTTCGAGAACGCCACGGCCTCCGCCTTGAAGTACTTCGTGTTGATGCTCGCCCTCGCCGCGACGCCCGACTTGACGGTGATCGTCTCCCTCGTGTAGTCGAACCCGTAGGCGGTGGGCTGCGCGCGGACGGAGCCGAGCTGCGGGACGCCGGGCACGCCCGAGGCGTTGCGCACGGTCTCGATGACGGACGAGTGCAGGGCGTCGCTCTCGCCGCCCGTCGCGGTCGCCCGGACCGGAGTGACCTGCTCCGTCGTGACGTCGAACCCGTGGGCCGTCGGGGTGGAACGCGCGGAGCCGATCGCGCCAGGCGCGGACGTCTTCGCGGAGGGCGCGTTGCGCGTTATCTCGATCTTGGTCGAGTGGAGCTTGTCCTTCTCCTCGCCTCCGCCCTCCACCGTCTTCGGGGTCACGGTCTCGACGGTCGTGTTGTACTTCCCGGCGGGGGTCATGGAGCTCCGCACCGACCCGATCGCGGGGATGGAGCCCGCCGGGCCCCCGTTCACGGTGGACACGACGTCGGTCTTCGTCAGCTTGTCCTGCGAACCCTGCGTCCCGTTGTCCTGCTGTATCTCCGTCGTCTCCGTCGTGCGCGTCGTGACGGCGCCGGTGTTCTCGTCCACGGTGGACTCGACCCTGCGGCGCGTTCCGCCGCCCGCGTCCGCGACGTGTCCGGGGACGGAGCCCGCAGGGTCCACCTCGGTGTCGGAGTGCGTGTGCTCGAAGACGGTCTTCTCGCAGGACGTGCCGACCTTCAGCTTTCTGCCGGTGCGGTCGAACTGCTCGACGGTGATGTTGGCGAGGTTGCCGGGAGTCACCTCCACGGTCTTGGTCGTGCCGATCTTGTCGGCGGACCAGCCGGGGGCCGTGCGGTCGATGGGCACGTTCCTGTCGGTGACGGAGTGCCTCACGCCGCGCGCCGTGACGGCCCACGACTCCCTCGCGCCCTTCACGGGCAGCTCCGTCTCGACGATGTCGGTGTTGGAGACGGCGCCCTCGTCGTCCATCTCGGAGCGGCGCGTGTGGACGACGCCGCCGCCCGCCGCAGGCACGTCGGACGCGTCGACGGTGTCGCCGCCCGCGTGCGTGGTCTCGTGCCTGTGGGAGAAGATGTCGAGGCGGCAGACGCTCGCCACCTTCGCGAGCGCGGACTTGATCCACGTCGAGACGGTGTTGTCGTAGAGCCCGCCCGGCGTGCGGTCGCTCTTCACGCTCCCGCCGACCGCGGGCGTCGTCCCGGTCACGGGCGCGGGCTGGTTGCGGTCGACCGTCGTGCGGCGGACGCCCTTCCTCCCGACCCGTATCTCGACGGACGCGCCGGAGACGGGGAGCTCCTGCTCGACGGTCGTGCGGTTCTCGTACGTGCCGTCGTCCTGGTGCCTGCTGTCGTGACGCGTCACCTTGCCGCCGGACGCCGCCGGCGCGTCGCCGAGGGGCGCGGACTGCCCCGACCTGCCCTCGACGTGCTCGTGCTTGAAGATGTCCTTGCGGCAGCCCTCGTCGGACTTCACCGCCTTCCTCGTCGTCCTCGTCGCCTGCACGCGCCATGTGCAGTCGTTGTTCATCGTCCACGAGAGGACGGTCTCCTTGCCACCGCTCGTCCCGGCCTTCGGGATGTCGGCCTCGAACGAGCCGGGCTCGCCGTACACGTTGTCCCAGACGGCGACCTCGACCTTCTGCGTGGCGTCGTCCTTCTGGACGGCCCACGTCCCGCCGACGGTCTTGGCGGTGCGCTTCACGATGGCGTAGTCGAACGTCCCGTCCTCGTTGCGGCTCACGGCCTGGACCGCGTAGGTGACGCCCTGCGACCCGGCGGGCACGTCCTCGATCGAGCCCTCGTCCCACCGCCACTCGGAGACGACCTCCTCCATGCAGCTCGACGAGGAGCCGGTCGAGTAGGAGTCGAAGCTCCCGGACTCGACGAGGTCCTGGACGAGCGTGTAGGTCCCGTCGTTCCTCCGCGCCGCGGTCGGCGACTCCACCTCGTCCTGGTCGTCGCGCTTCCACGTCGTGAGGGTCGGGACGTACTCGCCGTCGATCGGGACGCCGTTGTACACCACGCCCTTGTACGGGGCGAGCGAGAGGAGGTGCTTCACCGCGGCGTCGACGAGCGACCAGGGGCAGCCCTCGACGAAGCGGCGTATGCGCACGGGGAGCTCCGTGCGCTTGCCGGTCTTCCTGTCGAGCCTGAAGCGCCTCGAGAGGATTTGGAGCCTCCACCGGTCGGAGAGGGACTCGACCCACTTGCGGGCCTCGTCTGACGTGTGGGAACAGGAAGTCATTGGTTTTGCGGGCGTAATTATACCATAAACGGGGTTCGTTTTCAACCGTCGTCGGCGAACGTGTCGTCGCCGTCGGCGGCGTCGGCGTCGTACCCGGCGGACTGCGGGACGCGGAACCCGGGGTCGGCGGGCCGGGACATGAACATGGCGTTCGGCTGCACGGGGACGACGTAGCCGAACGGGAGGAGGCCGATGCGCTCCTTGACGATGAGCGCCGCGAGCGCGCAGGCGTCGGCCTCGTTGGGGGACTTGCGGAAGCGGGCGTTGAAGTGCTTCTTGTCCTCGAGCCGCAGGGGCGAGACGACCGTCCCCGACGCCCCGCGCGTCATGAAGCGGCGGGAGCAGAGGGCGCGGAGCGCCTCCGCCGGGAGTCCGCGCACCTGGCCCGCCTTGCAGAACTCGGCGAGGACGCACCACGCCTCCGTGCCGCGGTCGTACACGATCTCGCGCGCCGGGCGCGTCTCCTTCGCGGCGCGGAGCGGGAGCTCCGACGCCCTCACGGAGTTGTTGACGGCGAGGCAGTCCGCGCCCGCGTAGATGAGGAGGTCGTCGGCGAGGCCCTGGTTCGCGGACGCGTCGACCGCCGTGTTGTGGAACGGGGCCTCGCCCGGGGCGCGCATGATGTCGATCACCCTGTCGCGCATCTGCTGGACGGGCGGGCGCGGGTCAGACGCGAGGATGGGGAGCTTCTGCACGCCGTCGGTGAAGTCGAGGTAGGGGCGCGAGAACTGGTCGATGCGCAGGAAGCACCTCACGCGCACCGCGTCGTCGCCGCCCTCCGACCACGCGGGGTCGATGCCGGCGGCGCACGCGACGATCCTGTGCGCGCGGTCGGCGCGCTCGGTCACGCGCTGCTGCGCGGCGACCTTGGGGTCAAGCACGGTCGGGACGCCCGTCGCGCCGGGGACGGGGAACCCGCGCACCATCTGCCAGTACATCGCGGCGTCGGCGTTGCCGTCGCAGTCGGCGAGGTTCTGCGCGACGACCTCCCGCGTGAGGAGGAACGGGTACTCCGCCGCCTTCTCGGGGTGGACCACCGTGATGCACTTGAGCCCGTCGTGGTGCCGGACGAGGAACCCCCGAGTCGACGTCCAGAGGCCCGTGTCCACGTTCACGGCGGCGGGGCCGCCCGGAGGTATGCAGTACTGGCACGACTCATCCTCCCACGAGCCGGGGTTCGCGAGGGCGAAGAAGCGGAAGTCGATCGCGCCCACGCGGAGGTTCTGCATGGCCTTGCGTATGTTGTCGTGGTGCGTGATGGTGGCAAGCTCGTCGATGACGAGGCGCACGTACTTCGCGTGCGCGCCCTGGAGCTTGCCGGAGTCCTCGCTGTCGTTCACGGCGACGCCGACTATCCCGGCCTTCTCGCCAACCGATTCGGGCGAGTCGTCCGCGTCGTCGTTCAGGACGGCGTAGCCGGACTTGGAGAACTTGCCCGGTATCGCGAGCCCGAGCTTGTTGCGGCGGAGCGCCGCGAAGTAGGTGACGACGGCGTTCCACGAGCGCGACTTGAGCGACTGCTTGTCGGTGGAACCGAGGCGGATCACCGTGTCGAACGGGTCGGTGATCCAGTCGAGGAGCATGAGGAGGCCGTAGTCGTTCGACTTGCCGCACGAGGCGCACCCCCAGGTGATGCAGCCCTTCTTCGCCATCACCCAGTCGTGGAAGTGCTCCTCCGTCCAGGGCGGGACCTTGAAGTACTGCTCCGGGATGAGGGCCTTCGCGGCGTCGAGGAGGGGGACCCACGGGTCCTTGAACTCGATCCCGTACTCGGCCTTGAACTGGCGCCACTTCTTCGCGACGGTCATGTCGATGAACGCGTCGCACATCTCGGCGGGCCAGTCGACCCCGTGTCTCGTCTTGTAGGTCACGGCACCTTCTTGAGGGCGTCCACGATGTGCTCGGCGATCTCGCCCGCCGCCTCGCCGCCCGCCACGATTATCTGCGTGTGGTTGGTCGAGACGTCGGAGTTGAGGTCGTTGAGCGTCAGCGAGACGACGTTCGTCCCGATGGTGACGCCGAGCGACCCGAACGACGTCCAGACGCCGTAGGAGTAGTAGCTCGCGTCCCAGCCGCCTTCGACGACGCAGACGACGTTGGTCTGCCCCGGCGGGACGAACACGACGGGGTCGTGCTTGTGGACGGATATGGAGCGGCAGCCGAGCGCGAGGAGCGCGCACGCGCCGAGAACACAGAGCATCTTGCGCATAAGCCGGGTTCCTTCGTGTATCTCATGAGGGACTCGAGGGCCCTCGCCTCGCGCTCGCCGTAGCCGAGGGCCTTGACGAGCTTCGCGGCGAGCACGGACGTGACGTGCTTCGTCTGCCACAGGTCGAGCGAGGGCCTGTCCTTGAACGTCATGGCGCAGAGCTCCAGGAGAAGCTCTGCGTCAAGGCGGTCTATCGTTATGGTCTTCCCCTTCTTCACCACAGCCCCCACGTGTGGCGGCAGAGGTCCCACGGCAGCATCACCGTGTCCACCGCCGCGTCGAACGGAAGGTCGATCAGTATGACCGGGAAGAGCAGCGTGCAGTATGCCTTCGCGATGCCGCCCTCCGGGCCCTTCGGCTCGGAGAACGGTATGGCGAGGGTCTCCGCCACCTCGCAGGTGCACCAGTACGGTCCGAGGTTCTGCTCGGCGTCCGGGCGCATCATGAGGTTGCAGCACCCCGCGCAGGCGAGGAGCGCGACAGCAAGGAGCCGCCTCATCAGTCGAGCTCCAGGTCGAACCACTTCTCGAGGTAGTACTTCAGGCCCTTCCAGCCGAGGCCGAAGAGCGAGAAGCCGTTCCAGAGGAGGTTCACGCCGATGCCGTCCTGCTTCGGGACCCACTTGTCGACGGTCGCCCCGAACACGGCATTGAGGTTCTGCTCCTCCGTCGCGTCGATGTTCCCGTCCTTGAAGGAGGCGATCCACGTCTGGCCGATGGCCGCGACGTCGCCTCCGACTTCGAGGGCAACCTTCGTGTTCTTGTCCTCGAAGCTCTTCTTCGCGGCCTTCTTGACGGCGGCCGCGTAGATCTTCTTGATGATGTCGTTGGTGCTCATTGTTTCTCCTTTTCCTGTGTCAGTCGTCGAGGCAGTGCGTCAGCACCGCCGCGTACATGAACTCGGCCTCGAACGCGGAGTTCGGGAGGTAGATGCGGCCCTCATGGCCGTAGTCCCGACCCCAGCTGTTCTGTATGAGTACGCCGCCCTCGTCGTACCCGCAGATCGTCACGGCGTGCCCGCCCTGCGGGGCGCCCTGCCCGTCGACCACCCCGCGCCTCGGCGAGAACCAGGACGCGCTGATGTTGAAGCCGGCGATGCAGCATCCGTACTTGTGGATGGCGTACTTGACGTCGTTCAGCCCGGACATCGAGCCGAAGAGCGGGCCCTGCACGACCTTCACCTCGCACTTCTCGGGGAAATGGCCGAAGTGGCGGAGCGCCTCGAGCGCGCACTCGAGGTACGTGCCGTCGCCGTTCGGGTCGCCGTCGATCGTCTTCGCGTACCGGTAGAGCTTGCCGGGGTCGATGTCCTTGTGGTAGCCGTTCTTCCGCCAGAGGACGGCCTCGGCGAAGGTCGACGCGGAGTACGCGGCGCACCACGGCATCGAGCCCTGGTCCTCGACCGGGGTCATGTAGCCGTCGAGCAGGAGCTCCTTCGGCCCCCGGAACGACGAGGCCGCGCGGAAGCGCACCTTCGCCGGGACCTTGGCGGGGAGCTTCAGCGCGCCCCGCACGAACATCTTCTCGTACCTGTTCATTTCCACCACCTTTCGTGATGCGGGAACTCGGTGCCGTCGGTCTGCGCGGGGGAGCTGCTGCACCCCGCGAGGCAGACGGCGGCGAGCGCCGCGAGTATTGCGTATCTCATCTTGCACCTCCTGTCACCGTGTGCGTCGCGGCCTCGCGGACGCTCTTCACGCCCTCGGAGCCGGACTTCACGTAGATTACGGCCCACACGAGGATGACGACGAGGACGAAGTACCTTATCGACTCCGACGTGAGGACGAGCTCGAGCCACGACTTCTGCCGCTCCTGCGGCTTCTCCCTGGCCGCCGCGGCGGCCTGGCGGAGGACGCACGTCGAGCAGAGCGACTGGTGGCGCTGGTCGATCATCTTCTCGAGCCGGTCCATGTCCCACAGGTTCTTGCGGATGTCGACGAGCTCGGCGAGCGTCTTGTTCTGCGTGCGCAGCAGGGCGGCGAGCACGCGGTTCATCATCTTGCCGTCGGCCTCGCCCCTGTCGAGCGCCGCGAGCACCGCCTCCGTCTGGCTGTCCGCCATTATGTCTGGTATAGTTTCCATGCCGTGTTTCCCCTGTCAGAGTCTGTATTGCACAAAACGGTTGGCCATAGGCGTGGCCACGTCGCTGTTGGCCGTGTACCGGTAGCTTGAGGTCATCACGACGAGCGACTGGCCCTCCGGGTCCATGTCCGCGCCGGTGATCGGCCGGCACAGGTAGCTGTCGGTGCCGGAGTACGTGTTGGGGAACCCGGTCCCCCACACGAAGTGGAGGTCGGGGAACGTCTCGTGCGCGGGGAGCCTCACGGCGGAGACGAGGCTCATCGTCGAGAGGTCGAACGCGTTCGTGAGCGAGAACTTGGCGAGGATCCCGCAGTTGGCGAGCACGAACAGCTTCTTCCCGTCCGGATGGAACTTGAACCACGTCCACGGGATGCGCTGGTTCGACGCGCCGATCGCGGCGCACACCTCCGCCTGGAAGTCCGTGAGGGCGCGCGTGGTATTCGTCGTCGAGAGCGTGGTGATGTCGTACTCGCTCGTCATGCTGCGGCAGGACAGCGACTGCCCGTTCGTCACGGTGACGGAGAGGAAGAACATCTTCGAGCCGCCGTCCACGACCTGCATGCAGATCGGCACGTCGTTGGTGAAGTAGCCGGACGGGGACATGTCCTGGTTCTTCAGCGCGGTGAGCGTGAAGTCCCACAGGTCGCGGTTCCCGGTGGGGTTCTTCATCCCGTACGACCCGTAGTTCTTCCCGGTGCCGGACGACCCGTACGTGTATTCCCCCGGCGCGGCGAGCGTCGTCAGCATGGAGTTCACGGTGGTCTCTCGCGGGTACAGGTTCCCGGGCGTGTTCTCGACGTGCAGGATGCGTATGCCGTAGTTGGTGGTCACGTTGGCGGTGGTGCGCGTCGGCGACGTCTCGCCCACGCTGGACAAGGGGGTGTACCCCGTGTTCTCGTACCGGTACTGCACCGCCGTCTCGTTGCTGATCTGCATGAAGTACCAGTGCTGGCCGGAGACGTCCCTCGTCACGCACGGGGTGAGCAGGGACGCAAGCGTCGTCGGGTCGTCGTTCGACGTGTAGACGAACCCGCCGGACACGGGGGAGATCGTGTCGTGTATCTTCGTGCGGGCCCACGAGTCGCCCTGCCCGACGAAGTTGAACCGCCGGAACGAGTTCCCGGTCGACACCCGGCCGTGGTAGCTCGGGGTGGACGCCCATCCGAACACCACGAAGGGGTCCGTCCCGCCGGACACGAACAGGGCCGCCCCGACGCCGTACAGCGGGTTGGTCTCGAAGTCGTCGGTCATGTTGTACGGGCTGGCGGTCGTGCCGGAGCCGACGCGCCTCTTGAACCGCTTGTAGACCTCGAGGTGGCTGTAGATGCGCGCGGTCGAGAGGTCGGTCGTCTCCCAGAACGAGTCGGTCGAGACGTCGGTGCTCGCTCCGCCGCCCGCCCGAAACGCAAGTCTCCTGTGCAGCTGGTTGGACATCTACGCCTCCTACCACGCCGCCTGCACGCCCGAGCGCCTGTACTGGATGAGGACGCCGAGAAGGTTGACGTCCGCGGGGCACGAGTCCTCGAGGGACTCGAACTGCCGCGTGACCTTGAAGTGGAGCATCTTCCCCGCCGCCGGCGTGCCCGCGGGCGTGATCGCCCCCGTCGCCGTCGTGACGTGGATGTTGCCCGTCCCGTTCACGGTGTCGACCACCGCGACCGCCGTGCCGAGCGCGCCCGTGAAGTCCTGCGCGTCGCCGAACGCGGCGGCCGCGATCGCGAACTTCACCTGCTGGTCGACGGACGCGGCGCTCGTCGCGTTGAGGCGCCACACGAACTTCGCCTTCACCGTGCCCGCGTCCCAGTCGCCGGGGAGGACGACGTTGAAGTCGACGCCCGTCGGGGTGCTGGACGTGTACGGGAAGCGCATCGCGTCGTGCGTCGTGCCGTTGCCGGAGACGCCGATCTCCACGACCGACGCCCCGTCCGTCGCGGCGGGCGTCATCGCGCCCGCGGGGACGAACAGCGTGTCGAAGCGGTTGAACGACTGTATGAACGCGGCGAAGGACTCGAGGTCGACCTTGACCTGCGAGCCCGCCGACTCGTCGTGCAGGAGGAGCTCGTCGGCCCCGGCGAGCGCGGTGAACAGCGGGAGGGCGTGCACGTTCACGCCGGAGGTCTGGGTGCGCGTCGCGGTGACGGTCTTCACCGTCCCGTTGTCGTCCCACGAGAAGTACACGGTCGTCGCCGTGCGGGCGTACGAGCCGGACATCGTGCCGACGTGCGTGCCGTCCGTGACGGTCCACCCGTCGTCCTCGTCCCACGCGAGCGCCCACGACCCGGAGTCGGAGTACGTCCACGCGGTGAACTGCTGGCCGCCGGGGATGACGGCCCAGCGCCCGTCGGCGCAGAGGAACTTCGCGGCCGCGGCGTCGCCCGCCGCGGGAGCCGGCACCTGGCCGCGCGTGCCGCCGGAGCCGGAGTCGCCGACGAAGGTGTTCGCCGCCTCGTTGTCCACCCACGAGCCCGTGCCGTCGAGCACCTTGCGCTCGGGCTGCGAGGCCGGGAGCTTCG